GCTGCTGAGCACAGTCCAGTACGCTGAGCAGTTCTTCTCTAGCTTGGTCGTTGAGGTTTGCCATGGGTCATCACTCTGAAAAGGACGTACAGCGCTTGATCGAGCGGTTGCAGGAGCGCCACGACAAGCTGGTCAAAGTCATGACCGGGCGCTCGACACAAACGCATACTGCGTCGGGTAGCTTTCCAGCGTTGGCGGTGAACGCAGAAGACATCCGTTTTGCCGTGGATGATCTGGCCACCGCTCTCAAGGAAATTCGCTCCCGGCTGGGAAAGGGCTGAGACCGTCTCACCGGAGACTTCCTTCACTGTGAAGAGCGACCACTGCCAGCACCTCGCCATGGCGCTCGGCCATGTAGCTGGCATGGGCTGCAAGGATGGCTTTGGCCTCGGCGTCTTCGATCACCCCGTCTTCCAATGCCTTGGCGATGATCAGGTCCACTGCCCCCCGCTTGATTGATGCACGCACCGAGCGGCTGTACAGCGTGAGGTTGTCCAGTGTCTCCGGTTGGCTCAGCGCCACGAACATGCCGCTATACAACTGCGCAATGTATTCGGGAAAGAAGGTGGTTCCGGCCTCCTGCTCGAGCAAGCGCAACTGGTCGTCGCTGAGCGGCTTGCTGCCGGCGTTCTCGTAGGCGTGGTTGTCGAACTTCTTCAGGTCGAGGCCCAGGCGGGCGGCGGCGCATTCGCGACCGCCGGGGTAGGCGCCGATGATCGCGCTGACCACCTGGCGCCGCGTTTCTAGGAGCGGGCGTTTCATCTTCTGGTGTCTCCCCAGGGCGGCGGTCATTACTGTTCGGTTGCGGGCTGGCGAATGCCGGGGACGACATCGGCACCTATCTCTTCAGATAGGTCCTTCAGAATCGCGTAGGCGAGGCGACCGTTGGGCAAACGTTCCGCTCCTGCCCAGCGAGCCACCACTTGGGTGACATTGCGCGGCTCGTAGCCGCGAGCCAGCGCGAACTTTCGGTAGCTGCTGCCCTTTTCGACGAGACGTGCACGGATCTGATTAGGGGTCATGGCTTGGGTGTTCCCATACGGATAAGATGTTCTCGTTGTGAGTAAGGCTATTGCCTCATTTTGAGTAAGTCAACAGGAATTTCCTATTTTGGGAAACAAGAGCGCTAACGCCGTTGTGGACCGCCTCCTGAGTGTTTACGGGGTCAAGAACGACAATCAGCTGAGTGAGCTTCTGCAGATCAAGCGATCAACGCTTGGCAACTGGCGCTCACGTGACTCTGTGCCTTACACAATTTGCGTAAGTGCGGCGGAGGAGAGAGGCGTCAGACTGGATTGGTTGCTCACCGGTGAAGGACCAATGTGGAGAGGGGCCGACCCGCAGAAGGTTGAGGCAACGCCTACCGATCCCCGCGAGCAGGCCCTGCTGGCACTCTGGCGCGAACTGGACGAGGGCGAGCAGCGAGAAATACAGCTTGCTGCTGAGGAAAAGAAACGTCTGAAGATTCTGGAGCAGCGCCTCGCGGAGCTGGAGGCCGTTGTCGCTGATGCCAAAAGGCTGGCATAGTCTGTTCCCATAGAGAACAGATGGCAGGCCAGGGAATGGACGAAGAGTTCCGCTGTGAAATCTTCAAGAACGCCAAGCAGCTGCACGGCGTGTTCTATCTGGGTCGGTATGGCTATGTAGTGGAGGAAGTGCTCGAAATGGAGCGCTTCCTCCATGCGTTAGCCTCTGAGAAGCGCGAACGCAACGTGCTCAGCCTGTTGCATCACGACCCTAATGCATCTTTCTACGATAACGAGACCGTCGAAGGCCTCTCGGCTGATGGCCCCGATGGTGTGTGCCTGAACCGCGTTGTCGCCGATCATCTTTTCCAGTTTCACTTGTTTGGGGCCGCTGGGCAGATGGTTCCTTTCGCTGATGTACCTCTTAAATCTTGCGGCGACTTTGCCGGTACGCCATAGGAGGCATTAATGGCACCTAAAGAAAAAACGAAGAAACGCCCGTTCTACTATCGTCGAGCTAAATGGGATGAGATGAATAAAGAACCTTCCCTTGAGAAAATACTTACGATTTGCCACGAAGAGCTAAGCACTGTTGGTGATCGTACTTTTCTCTCTGGCGAAGGAGAAATTCGTGGCGCTGATGCGGATCCTCGTCCGGGAGAAGGGCTTTTTCTGCATATAGCCAGTTATGTGCCGGACGAACAGACCACCACAATTGAAAAGAGTAAGCGTGTAAAGCGTTCAAAGCTACATGCCGAAGCTGCATCGGCCGGTCGCGATTTTCTCAGTGGCGACATTTTTGCACTAGTGAAAGATAATCATCTCATTTTGTGCCCGTCTGGCGTACGTGAGAGTGTTGTTCATTCTTATATTTACAATGTGTTAAAAAAATGCAAGTACTCCAAGATGCTGGCTTCGTTTGACTTGGAGAAAATCGCTAAGGCAAGCAAGTTGGCTATGGTTGCTACGGAGGGAGTGAAGTCAATAGAGCTAGGAGCATCTCTTTACGATGCTAGTATTTCTGAAATGAATGTATCTAAGAGGAAGGCTTCTCAGAAAAAGATTGACGAGTTGCTCAAAAAAGCGGCGGAACTATTTGAAGATATGTTTGCCAAAGACCCCAATCTGAAGGAGATCAAAGAACAGGAAAATCTTAATATAAAGATATCGCTCAACTTTGACGGTCGTGAGGCCAGACGTAAGGGCAAGCCGGTAGGCTTTGGTGAAATCGGCAAGAGCCGTCTGAAGAAGACATCGGAAGAAATAATCAAAGAGTACGAGGATAAGGAATACCTCGGGTTTGATGAAGATGGATTCAAAATTGTAACTATGGCTGGGAATGTAATTACCCCTACCGAAATTCGAGTATCTGACAGCTATCATGTTAAAGTTTTTGGTAAGTCGATTGATAAGTCGGATACGTTTGATAAACTGAAGGGGTACTACGATAGGCTTAAAAGTAGTGGTGTACTGGCTCAGTGAAAAAACAACTGGATTGGTCAAGAATTCGCTTCTTCTGTTACGCAGCTATTTTAAGCTGTGAGGGCGCTTTTTTGGCCAAGCCGTTGATGTTGGAGAACTCGGAGGCACTGAGTGTAATTGTAACCGCCTATTCTATTCTTGCTGGTTTTCTTGTTGGCATAATAACGATGATTGGTGATCCGAAGTCGCTGCCTTCTGGGTCATGGCAAGTGGCGAGATTGAGTAGCGAAATTATTTACCGACGCCTTAAGCGTCATAAATTTCTATTTACTGCGTATCTTGCAACTATTGCTCTGATATTTCTGTCAATTCTGCTAAAGAAAAATAACTCAGATATAAATGACTTTGTCGAGTATATTTACCTCTTTCTGGCAATATTCTGTTTTTTGTACTCATTGAAACTGCCTTCAACTCTTATGCAGCTACAAGAAGAACGCATAGAAGAAGAGATCAGGGCAAGGCGAAAATTAGAAGGCATAGAAGATTAGGTAAAAATCAGATCAATCTTTATTAGTCATATCTGCGATTTCTGTAGCCGCTTCCATTCTCGATCGACAGCCCGCTTCGCGCTGCCCTTGGTGCTATACAGGTAGCGCAGGCGGCGCGGCTTGCTCTGGTCTCCCGCACTGATGGTCTTCTCCGTCCCGCTCTTTTCGTCGCGGTAGTAGGCGATGATGCCGGTGTAGTCGCCGCCGGTGTCGTCGGCCAAGTCGCTGACCAGGTCCTCGGGTAGCTTGCTTTCCAGCTCCAGGCTGGTGATGTAGCCGCCGTCGGCGCTGAGGCTGTGCTGCACATTGCCGCCGTACCAGATGATCGCGTCTATCTCCGTCTTCACGCCCTGTAGGGTGTAGGTCAGTTCCGGGATCAGGTCTGGCCGGCCCCTGGCGAGCACGTAGCTGAGCGTGGCGCTGCCACGCTGCAGGCGGTTCCACTCGGCGCGGGCGGCGCGCAGGGCGCTCTGGCGGTCGCTGTAGGTGTGGCGCAGGTCCTTCAGGTTGTCGCCCTTGGCGCCGGCGATTGCCTCCTGCTTCTTCGCGCTGTTCACGTCGTAGAAGTACGCGCGCACGCCGTCGTAGCTGTCGCGGTCGGCCTGCAGGTAGCGGTGCTGGTCGCCATCCTGGCGGGTGAGGGTGATGTGCGGCAGAGCCAGGCCACTGGCGGTCTTGCCGCCACCGGCCGGCAGGCAGAGCAGGCAGCCGGCTTTCACGGTAGCCACCGCGTCGAAGTCCTCGCCCAGGCGGGTCAGCAGGTTTGCGTCGGACTCGTTGGCCTGGTCCAGCTGCAGGATCGGCAGGCCCGCCAGCGCCGGCGCGAGCACCGGCTTCAGGTTGTTGCCGAGGGCGATGTCGGTGAGCACGTCGCCCAGCGTCTTCGGGCTGCTCCAGCTGCGCTCGCGCTTGACCTTCAGGCCCTTGCGCAGGTCCGCCGAGCGGGCACGGATGCTGAGTACGTCCGGCGCGCCGCTGTGCTCGGTTTCGTCGACCGTGTAGGTGCCCTTGTCGACCAGTCCGCTGTCACTCCAGCCCAGCCAGAGGTGCAGCACGGCGCCGCGCGGTGGGATCGCGAGCAGCCCGTCATGATCGCTGAGTGTCACGCTCAACTGATCGGCCTCGAGGCCGCGATTGTCGGTCAGGTCCAGGGCGATCAGCCGAGGGCTGATGAGCTGGGCGATGTCGTTGCCGTCGACCGTGAGCCGGAACACCGGTACCGGGTAGCCGGCGTCGCGCTGCAGCTGGTCGACGGCGCTGGTCAGATAGCCCGTCACGCGGGCGAGGGCGGCATCGATCACAGGATGTGTCTCAGCAGGTTGCCAGCGGTACCGAGGACCGAGCCGAGCAGATCGGTGCGACCGTCGTCGATGCGCTTGAGCTCGAGGGAGAACTCGATCCGCCGCGGGGTGCCGTCGGCGAAGAAGAGCGTTCGCGTCTCGGTGACACGCTCGATCACCCACAGGCCATAGATGCGTCCGGTGCCCTCGACCATGGGCCAGGCCGACCCGGTGTCAGCCATCTGCCGCAGCACGTCCAGGCTCAACGCGCTGCCGGCCAGCTCCGGCAGCAGCACGCCGGGCAGGGTGATCGCGTCGTCGCCGCGACCGACGAACTGGCGCGCCGGCTGGGCACCGATGCGGCTGCTGCTGGCGTGTCGCCACTCGGTCTGCCGCTGGAACTCTTGGTAGGCCAGCGTGTGCAGGCTGAAGACGAACATCCCGAGGGACAGCATCATTGTGGTTACTCCCGGTCCTGCAGGCGGGCGCGCAGGCGCGCCGCCTTGTTGCGTTCGCGCTCGTCCAGCAGTTGGCTGAGCGTGCGTTTCAGGTCTGCGGTGTCGCTGCCCGCGCCGGCCTGGATGGTGATGTAGTAGGTGTCGCCGCCAATGCTGATTGCCGCTGGCGCCGAGCTGACCGGGGGACGGTTGTCGATGGTGATGGCCTGCGCCGGGGCGCCGGCGCTCTTGCCCAGGTCGCCCAGCATGGCCAGCAGCGGCTGGTCGAGCATCGGCGAGCGTTGACGCTGGGCCGCGACCAGTTCGGTCACCACTGCCGGCGGGGTGATCGTAGAGCGGGTGCCTCGGGTCAGCTCACTGTCCAGGCCGGCGACAGCCTGGCGGCCTGCGTTGACCAGGCCTTGGCCGAGACGTGCAATCACGCCCAGCGGGCCGGCCTGGCCGGCGCCGAGGCCCTGGGCCAGGCCGGCCATAGTGAACCCGCCCAGGTCGGCGAACACCCGCGACGGCGAATGGATGCCGAGCTTGTCCTTGAACCAGTCGATCGCGGCGCCGCCGACGCGCTGGACCGCGCGCTTGATCTGCCCGATGCCGGCGAGCAGGCCGTTAACCAGGCCCTGGACGATCATGTTGCCGAAATCGGTAAAGCGTGCCGGTAGATCGATGCCCAGGTAGCCCAGGACGCCGGAGAACGCACGGTAGATCAGACCGAGGGGGCTGAAATTCATCAGGGTTGAAAGAATGCCCCCGATGCCGCCGTCGAAACCTGCCTTGATCTCTTCCCACAGCCCCAGCAGGTACGCCTTGACGGCGTCCCAGTTGCGATAGATCAGGTACGCGGCGCCGGCCAGCACCGCCACGACGGCGGCAATTGCCAGGACCACTGGGTTGGCGGCCAGGCCCCACAGCGCGATGCTCACGACGCGCAGGGCGGTCACCAGCGGGCCGATCAACAGGCCGGCCAGCATGCGGATCGGTGCGAACAGCAGTTTCAGCAGACCGATCAGACCGGGCAGGCGAATGCCGATGGTGCTGAGCATGAAGCGGACCGCGATCATCGGGCCGAGGATGCCGGCGAGGGTGATGGCCAGGCTGCCAACGGTGGCCATCAGCGCCGAAAACGCGGCGACGGTGATGACGATGCCTTTGCTGACTTGCGGGTTGGCCTTCAGGAACTCGCCGACGTTGTGCAGCAAGTGACTGATGTCCTTGGCGAGTTCGCGCAGCCAGGGGCTGTTCTTGTCGAACAACTCGACCGAAATGTTTTCCAGGGCGGCATGCAGCATGGTCATGTCGCCCTTGAGGTTGTCCAACTGGGTGGACGCGACCCGGGCAGCCTCACCCTCGGAGTTATCCAGGCTGCCACGCATCGATTGGAACTGGCCGCTTTCCACCGCTCGCATCAGTGTGCCAAAGGCGGTAACGGCATACTGCCCGGCGATGTCCTTGTAGATGGCGCCACGCTGGATGTTTCCCATCTTCTTCGTTTTGTCGTTGATGTCCTTGAGGATGTCCAGCATGTCGCGCATGTTGCCGTTGGCGTCCTGGGTCTTCACGCCCAGTTGGGCTACGGCCTTGGAAAGACCGAGACGAGTGAGCACCGAGCGCATTGAGGTGCCGGCCTGGCTTCCTTGTACGCCTGCGTTGCCGAGCAGAGCCGTCGCGGCAGTCACGGTTTCCAAGCTCTGGCCATACTCACGACCGACGCCGGCGGAATACTTCAGCGAGTCGCCGAGCATGCGGATGTCGACGTTGTTCCGGGTGAACGCCGCAGTCAGTACGTCGGCCACCTGGTCCATCTTCTCGGCCGGAATACCCATCGCCGTCTGGATGTTCGAGGCGATGTCAGCAGTGTCGCCGAGGTCCATGTCGCCCGCAGCGGCCAGGTTGAGCATGCCGGGCATGGCGCCGAGGATCTGCTTCGCGTTGTAGCCGGTGCGGCCCAGGAAGTACTGGCCCTGGGCGACTTCCTTGTCGGTGAACTTGCTGGACAGCGGCAGGGTGCGGGCCTGTTGCCGCAGCGCCTGCATCTGCGGATCGTCCTTGCGCTCGATGCGGGTCACCGCCTGGGTGGCCGACATCGTTGCGTCGAACTCGTAGCCCACGCCGAGCATCTGCCGCAGCTTGTCGCCGGTGTACATGCCCGTCGCGCGCGCCGCCATGCCGGTGCCGGCCAGCGCGGCAGCGCTCTGGATGCCACGGCTGTAGGTGTTGCGGGCGTGGGTTAGGCGCTCCTGCTGTTGGCTGAGGTTGCGTAAGCGCTGCGCCTGGCTGTTGATGGCGCCATTGGCCGCCTGGATCTGCGCGCGCAGGTCGCGCTCATGCTGGCCGAGGTTGCGCGTGCTGATGCCGGCGTTGCTGAGGCGCGTGCGCAGTTGCTGCAGGGCTTGGCTCTGCTGCAGGTGCTGCTGCTTGAGGAAACCGGCTTCACGGA